AGGAATGCCTTCATCTGGTCAGTGATAGCACTCTTCAAACTATTACCGTTGTGAATTACAAAGTCGTTTGTGGAAAGCATGGCGTGTCGGTTATCGCCAAGGTCCACCACTGCAAACTTTGAGAACAACCCAGCATCTTTAAACTTTTCCTTTACGTTAAAAGTATACGAACCTCCGACATAAGTCAGAGAGTACACACTGTCTTCCTTATAGATAATCAGCTCATTACCCAGCTGCTTAGCGTTGAGAATATGGCCAGGAGTGCCACCCAGAGTAACCTGAGCAGCTTCAGAGCTGGTGCTTGCCGTGTTCCAAGTGTTAGTCCCGTTGTCGATAGCACCCTCTGGAATAGCATCGCTCCAACGAAGGCTAAAAGGATAGGCGGTTCCATTATCTGTTAGATTAAGAGCTACCAAGTGGTTCTTAAAAGGCACAATGGTCTGGCAGAGCAACGTAGAGGGCCACTGGGGCAGGTCGGTAAACAGCGAACCTCCCTGAGTAAAACTCTGAGGTACGTTAATACCGTTAGTCACAACCAGAACACCGCCCAGAATGCCCCCTGACCAGTTCTTAGTAGTCCCAGACAGGGTGGTATAGGCTCCAGAGCTACGTGTCACAGAGCTATGCGTCACGCCGCTAATCTTGTACAAGTTTGTCAGCGTTCCGTAAATCCAAAGATCGGTGCCACCCTTGTCCCAGCTGATAGCCCAATAGGGAGTAGCGGTGGGGGTCCCTAGAACCTGTAGATGGCCTAAGCACGAACCAGCACCCTTGCGAGTAAACTGGATGTTCTCGCCATCGCTAAAGTACTGAGGTGGCATATCATACGGAGACAGGTCCCTGTTAAGAGTAAACGGAGTCTGTAGGCCGTTAATGTCGTATAGTTCTTTAGCCATCTCCACTGCTCGTATCTTTGGTCCATCCGGTAGTGTTGTATTCTGCCTGAGCTAAGTAAAACTCAGCTTCTGTCAGAATGTTTCCACTATCCTCTTGGACAATGCAAAAGTTATCTATACGCCAGTTTGTGGCCATAGTTTAAGCACCCCTGCGAACAAGACCGCCAGGATCACCCTGAACAGTCATAGTCAATACTGTTCCACTATAGCGAGCAGCTTCCTCAGCAGCTTTAACATCAGCTAAGTCACTTCTGTACAGCTCTGCAAAACGCTTTACCTGTTCGTTATCGTCTAGGTAGACAGCCCCTTCCAAGCAAGAACCGTAGAGGTATAAGTTTGGAAACTCAGCGAGAATATTGTTGGTAAGGTTTGAGTCAGAAAGCGGAGTAAGCTTCTGGTAGTAGTTAATCCCAACGGTATAGGACCCGTCAGGTGTAGGGCATATTTTGAAATTCTTACCCAAGCTAGAGTAAGACTTTGGAGAGCCATTGCTATGGCTACCGTACTCTCTGCTGGCAGACTCAGGAGACATATAGGCGAGAGCGTAGCTGTTTGAAGCCGTATCGTAGGTCACGTTACGAAGCTCAATAAGATCACTAGGCAAATTATAAAAGGCCTGACCGCCCGTGGTAGTGGTCTCAGACCTAACGTAGTTAACCCTAGCGCGAATGTCACGATTAAGACGACCTTCGGCCAGAGTTATAAAGTCAGGAATGCGAGAAGTTAGATTGTTGCGGTTCAAGTAGTCTGCAACACTAACTTTTAGTTCTGTATAATTTGCCAGACCCATTAGAGAGTGCTTTCGTGAGTACGGAGCCAGCGCCACTCAGCATCGTTCAGAAGCTGTTTTACCTTGGGCATATGGTCCTTGTTGAAAACATCTACGCCTAGCTCCCGCTTCCATTTCTCAATAACAATGAGCGGAATACTGGCAACCTTTCGCATACCGTTACCCTCTACACCGCCGTACATCGAATCGCCATTGAGTTCTTTTTTATTAAGCTCTAGCAGGGGCTGTACATCTTGTTCCGACTTGACAATCATATTGTCTTCGGACCGATCATACTTAAACTTGGTATTAACAGGACTGTCCATATTAACCTCTTAAATGGGGAGAGAGCTGAAGCCCCCTCCCCGTAGTTAAGACTACGACAAGTCGTAGACAGCGCCGAGAGCCTTCTCGTTCTTGACGACAAGGGTGTACTCAGCAATGATCGCACGTTGCTCACCGTCAGACGTTGAAGCAACTTCACGCTGTGCAAACGGACGAAGGTACGCAACCCCGTAGTAGTCAGGGTCAAGAAGCCAAACGTCACGGCTACGCTGGAAGCGGTTAGGAACAACTGCCATTTCACCGAAGTCACTGACATAGATGTCCATGCCACCAATGACTCGCGCGTCAGCAACATCGATTTTGTTAGACGCACCACCCGCAACACCGACACCAACGAAGCTGGAGAAGGTCTGCTTCTGCGACGGGGCCATCATCATGTACTTAGTGTCGGCACCGTTGTTGTAGGCCAGAAGGATCGAAGCCTTCAGGAGAGCTTCCGTAAATGCACGGGCCGTACCGTCAGTACGAGCAGTACCGTTACCACCAGACCCTACGGCTGTACCACCAGAGCCAATACTGCCATTGGTCGTGACCCAGGAGCTAAGCGAACCAAGCTTGCGGACAGTGCTGTCAGCAGCCATAGCCGTCTTCGACTGGTTAACACCAACCAGCGAAGTTTCCATGTCGCGTTTCAGTTCTTTGGCCCGCTTGGTAATCTGATAAGCCAGCTCTTCACGACGGCCCGCTTTGGAAACCGCGTCAAGAGTACCGGAGACCAGGGTGGTCTTCAGGCTGATCTGGCAGATGTTGCCAAGACGGGTGGTAGCGGACGGCTCAGCAGCCGTGAGCGTAGCACCTTCTTCGTTGTAGTTGGTGCCAGACGCGGCAGCAAGAGCGTCCGTCTGCCATTCGTGGTTGACCGCAATCGCATCCATGCGACCGCCCATAGACATGAACGGGGTTTCGGTCGGGCTAATGTCGTAAATGACATTTTCCAAGTCCTCTCGCAGACCAGCTGCGGAGTAAGTAACGTATACGCCAGTAGGTTGTGCCATGATGTATTCCTATCGTTTGGGTTTAGGGTTGTCTAATAAATCCAGAAAAACATTTGTGGCATCCCTAACATTACCAGTTTTAGCCAGCCTCTCTCGTTTAGACTGAATTTCCCTACGGCTTCTTTGATTTTTGCTTTCGGGACTTCCAGACTTAACAACCTTGGGAATTGTCTTTGATTTCTTACCGGAGCTTTTCGCTGCGCTGTCGTTCATCATAGCTTTGTGCAAGACCAAGACAACGCGGTGATCAGTGATTCCGTTAATATCATTTTCCGAAAAACCAAGGTCTAAGGCATAGTGCCTAAGATCGTTTTTGAGACTGGACGAAGGATCGGAATATTCCGGGAGAGCCTGGACAAGCTTCTTAGCTTCTTCCTGCACTACCTTAGTAAGATGCTCCGATACTTCGCTACGAGTTTGCTCGTATACACGCTGCTTTTCAACCTGTACTTGAGCAATCTTGTCCTTGGCCTCCTGAAACTCAATACGTTTCTCCATGTACTCCATAGGGTCCTCTTCTTTTAGAGTAGCCCAGTTCACATTTGTGAACTTCTGGAGTTCAAGGTTTTGGTAGTGAGACATATTGGCCAGTACTTGATTGTACTGCTCACGCTCCTGCTGAACAGACTGTAGGTTGGCTTCATAAGCCTTACGCTGTTCTGCAACTGCTTGAGACTTTCTGGTATAGTCGGACTGCCTCTGGTATCCGTTTTGGAGTTCGTCTAGGCTAACCTCAAATTCTTGACCGTCTACTTTTACAGTGTAAGTCTGTGGGAGGTCTCCCTGATCGTCCTCTTCTGCTTCTACCTTATACTCTTCGCCAGTGTTGCCGTCATCAGCTTCGGTATATTCGACCTCTTCTTCAAGGGCCTCTTCCTCTACCGCCTCTGGCTCGCTGGCTGTAACTTCTGATGTTTCTTCTGGATTAGTGTCAACACTTCCATACATGACATCAAACATAGAGAGCTGTTTGGATTCGACTTCCGCTTCCGGATT